TCAACGAGCTGAAGTGCGCCAAGCCAGCGCTGTGAGTAATCACACGCACGGCGATAGTGCCGCTGAACGCTCAACTGCAAGTCTCCTGATGAGACGAGTTGCCGAAGGGTGTGGTAGGCGTGCCTACTACTACCAAGGTAGCGGCAGCGACGCAAGGTCCGGGAGGGCGTATTCACGTATGCACTTCTGGGCCAAGGATCTCATGGCACCGTATTCGGAGTTCGCTCCGGATAGACGTGACATCATCTCTATGGTTGACGTGGATTACTACGTCGACGATTTGGAGGAGATGTTGGTCGAACGGTTCCAACCCTACCTCTTCTACACTTTGGTGCCGTCCGCGGCAGCGAAGGACACTGGTGAGTACGATTATCGTTTCTTCAGAGATGGTACCGTCGAATACGGAGTCCGTGGGGGAGGCCGCTACACCCATGCTATATGGAACTGGGATGGCGATAGCTTGCGCATCGTGCTTGAGTGCATGGGCGTAGCATACGCTATGGCGTGCTACGGCGTCGAGAGACGGCAGATGGGTCCAGACCATCAGCTGATTCTACTCGTCCCGTTGGTGCGCAGTACCAATCCATTTTGGGTGTGGATGGCGAAGGAGAGAATCCAAGCGCGCGCGCTAACCAGGTTTAACCCGATATCTGGCAAGTTCGTCAGATTCTACGTGAGCGGGGCCGGCGATCCTGGAGGACTGGATGTAGTCACCGGGATAGCTGGGGAATACGCGTCAAACCGTGTCCCTGCCAGCGTGGATTCCATCGTCGCGAGCACTGCCCGGACCCACACCTCTAAACTGACCCGTGCGACTGTCTTGTCAAAGCTAGTCGCAGACGGTGTCGGGCGTGAGGTGAGGTCTTACGGGTCTGAGGTGCTTCTTGAGTTCCACTTAATTGGGGGACCCACAAAGGAGCGCATCTCGCTGGTGGACGCCGTGAGGCGTTACCAGTATGTGCCGCGGATTGCAGATGTTGATGAGGACGCGAAACCAGGAATGACCGCATTCATGCAGCCATTGCTAGACGGAGGCTTCGTGCCTGATATATGTCGAAACAATGAACAGCGCATGGTGGACAAACGTGTCAAAGAACCTACCTGCCCCGAGCTCCCGGCGTCCAAGTTCATCTTGGATACCATGGATGAGTTCGTCGCCAGGCTGGTGCCCAAAGAGAGGCAACACACGTTACATCCAGTTGATGTGGAAGAGGTCTACGAACGTCAATCGAAGCCAAGCCAGAGAGCAATCCTGGCCGAGGCCGAACATACGACGTCGACTGGAACGACCAGGCAGTTTGTCAAGCGCGAGGCGTATTCGAACGTGAATGATCCCCGGGGCATCTCAACAATTTGTGGACCCGACAAGAGGGATTATGCTCGATTCATGTACGCTTTTACTGACGACGTCATGAAACCCCAGGAGTGGTATGCCTTTGGCAAATCACCACTCCAGGTGGCAAACAGAGTGGCCGAGGTAGCGCAAGGTGCAAAGTGGAACGGGGCAAAGAAAGACTTCAGCCGGATGGACGGCAGGCATGGAAACCTGCTACATCTGTTCGAGCGGAAGGCTTATTCAGCCGCGTTTAATCCCATGTACCATGTCGAACTGCTGGAGCTGATGGATAAACACCATCACCTCCGTGCCAAAACAACATTTGGCATTGTGTACCAGACGGAGTATCATCGGCTGTCGGGCGGTGCAGACACCAGTTGTGGAAACACGCTGGACACCGCCTACATCGCATACCTGACGTACCGCATGCAAGGTTTGGAGCCTGAGGAGGCCTGGACCAAGCTAGGTATTTACGGAGGTGATGATGGATTTGATACGGACGTGGACCCCAAGATTGCTGCAAAAGCGGCCTCACTTGTTGGACAGAAGCTTGACCTGGAGACGGTTAAGCTTGGAGAGCCCGGTGTTGCCTTCCTAGCCAGACGTTATGTGCCCGAC